CATCCAGCGGCAGCGTCGTGTCGTAGTACTGGGCCCTGAGGGACAGGGCCATGGCGTCCACGATCCGCTCCGGGAGCTCGTCGATCGCGCAGTACGTCCGGATGTAGAGGGAGCATTTCACGAGCTCACCCATGGCCCACCGCAGTGCGTAGCTGGTGGCGATCCAGTCCGGATCCTCAGCGTCCGGAGTGAAGAGCATGTTGAGGAGCTCGCCTTCAGTGTACTTAATCATCTTCCACTCCTCTGTAGTTGACGGTCCGGTTCTGAATGATCGCGATCTGGGCCGTCTCGATCTTGGTGAAGACCGGGGAGATGACCCGCACCCGCTTCGCTCCGGCGTTCACCACCCGCTTGATCAGCTCGTCCGGGTTCAGATCCCGCCCGATCTGCTTCTGCTGCCAGGCGATGTAAGCGTCGACCGCCGTCTCCACCGCGACCTGGATCTCGGTCGCCCGGGAGATGTCCGAGCGGTTGATCCAGTACTGGATCTCCAGGTCGTAGGAATAGACGTCCGGAGCCGCTACCACCACATAGTCGGTAAACGGCCGCACCGGCTCGTCGGAGAGGTACTCCTCCAGGCCGTTGATCACTTCCTGCTCCGGCAGCGTCCCGCCTGCCATCGTGATGTAGATCTCCACGACGCCGGGCGTGGAGGAATCCACGAAGACGTCGTCGATGTCCGGGTTGTAGGCCTTACAGTGGTAAACGTAGGCCTCGTCCGGGCCTGCAGTGGAGAACGCCGACGGGGCCAGGAAGACCCGCTCCGCCAGCTCATCGTCCGTCTCCAGGTCGGAGCCGCCGGCGCTGGCCGTCGTGTTTGAGACGGATCCGATGTAGGGTACGCGGTCCGTCAGCTCCGTTATGGAGCCGGCCGCGTACCCGTTCCCGGCTCCGCCGGTCACGGTGCAACTGCAGGTCACATCCACATAGAGAGAGCCGGCAGCGACCTCCGCGTACTCGGTGGTCGCGAAGTATACGGCGTTCCCCGGAACAGATACGCGGGTCCCCTCCGGGATCGAGACCGCGGCCGTCCTGGCCTCCTGCAGCGTGAAGCGGACCGTGCAGGTCGCCGGCTTCGCCTTGTGCTTCTCGATCCCGAGGAGAGCTGCCAGCTGCTCCAGCGCCTCGCCCCAGCTCGTTCCGATCATGTTCTGCTCTCCGGATCTCTGGATATACATGAAGCCCTGGAAAATATATACCGCGTCCGCGTTGAGCCGCAGCCGCGCAGAGTCCGAAGGCTGAAGGACGATCGGCGCCCCGGTGACTTTCTCCCACATGTACTGGTAGCGCTCGATCAGACCCTTCTGCAGCTTCTCCAGGGTCATGCCGTCGATAAAATCGACGGCGGGTAAATCTCTTACTGATATGGCCATCCGTTATCCCTCCTTCCTGTCCAGGACCAGCGTCGGCCGGTAAGTCCCGTTCAGACCCTCAGCCTCGTCCCAGCGGATTTCGGAGACGTCGATGTCCGGTATAAATGTTTCCATCTTTTCATAGAGATCCATCGCGAAGCTGTTCTGCATGTCGTCGGGGTTGTCGTCGACGTAGGTGTCATTCATACCGAATCCCCGGTTCCCCGGCAGCATCAGCTCGCGGTGCGTCAAAAGGTTCGTCACCCGCTGTCTCACGATCCCGGCCTCCTCTTCACTGAAGACGTCGAGACCGGAGAGCGATACGCCCGAGATCTTCGCCATGTTCCCTCCTTAGGTGTAGCGCCTGAACGTGATCGAGGCGGTGGCGTCCGCCAGCTCGCCCCGTTTCATCGTCCGCTCCCGCCGGATCCGGAGGGACTTGATGTACATCCGCCCCTCGCTCACCCGGCGGCCGCCGAGGATCAGGTACTCCGCCTGCCCAGCCTCCTGGGCTCTTTTGAGCCTCCGGATCTGAGCCGCGGGCGATACGCCCCGGAACGCGGAGAGCTTCACGTTCATGCTCACTTCTTCGTTATCCATGCCGGTGAACTCTGCCGCCGGCCTGAGGCCGATCCTGGACTGCTCCGCCCAGTTCGCCTCGTATGTCTCCTCCGTTTCGAGGGGCTGCAGGATCCTGTTCCCGTCGCCCCGGACCTCGAAGCGGAGGATGTCTCCCCAGCTTCCGAGCTTGCTCATCAATCGTCTCCTATGTTCGGCGCGGTGACGTTGCCGGTGGCGTTTACCGTCCCGTTGATCACCACGTCGCAGTTGATCACCAGGGTCCCGTCCCTGAAGGCCATATACTTCCCCGGATCCTGTCCGAAGAGGATGGACCAGGGGAACCCCGGCACCGGCTTCGTCGTCTCGCTTGTAAACATGCCGTTCACGACGCCCATGGAGGATCCGTTCGAGAGTGTCAGGACCTCCACCATGGCGCCGATCGGCGGCGTCTTCCAGATCCCTCCCGGCATGAGGACCGGGATCTCATCCGTCGAGGCGTCCCCGCGGTCCTCGTAAACGACGGAGACCATGCCGGTCTCCTGGTTCACTGTGCCGATCCGGCCGATTCTGTTCGGTGTATCGTTCATTCATCCCTCCTCAGGCCGTCACCGGGTCGTAGATCCGGTACATGTCGAGCCGCTGGGTGGTCCCGGATCCGGGCGACGCCTCCAGGCTCATCTTCTTCACGAAGTACTTCCCGTCGATCACGCCCATCCCTTCGACCATGACCGTGCTGGTCGAGAAGATCTGAAGGTTCGGGAGGATCGTCACAGACAGCGTGGTGATCCCCCGGTTCGCTTCGTTCAGAGCTGCCAGCGCCTTCTGGCGGGCCTCCGCCTCCGTCTCGCACTTCTCGTTGATGTAGAGGCAGCGGGTCGTGTCCATGATCCTGGCGCCGGTTTCGCTGCCGGATCCGGCCGCGGCCTTCCCGACCCTGGCCTTGATCGTCTGCTCCTTCTTGGCGTTGGAGTAGCTGATCTCGGCCGCCTCGTAGACGCCCTCGAGCTCCGAATCGTAGCTCCAGGAGTCCCCGAGGAAGTCGGACCGGTGGAACGTGGCCACCGCGTCCTTGGCCTCATAGGCTGCCGCCTCGTAGATCACGATCTTCGAGTTGAAGATCTTCATGCTGAAGCCGTTCTTCTTGCAGAGCTGCTTCAGGAACTCGCTGTCCGTCTGGTCGTTCTGCTCCATGCTCTCCACGGTCGCGTCCTTCGCCTCGTAAACGAGGGAGAGGCTGTACTTGTCGGCCATCTTCTGGGCGATCTCGCGGAGGGAGACGTTCTTCCAGGTGAAGGTCTGCTTCGTCTTGGCGAATCCGCTGAGGGTCGGCTGCGAGATCGCGCCGATCGTCAGCGAGAGCGGCCCGCCCTTGTACTTCACGCTGTCCAGCGTGAACGTCCCGAAGTTCATGGCGCTCACGCTGGACTCGAAGCCCCGGAGCAGGATCCCGGCCTCGACCTGGTCGCCGTGGACCGGCGCCCATGCGTTGAGCCATTTCTGCCCGATGTTATGCAGCTCGATCGAGACGGTGTCGCTCTCGCCCTCGGCCGGATCCTCGTAGGAGATCCTCCGGAGGAACGTGGCCAGGGAGACCGAGACATTCTTCCCGTTAAACTTCACCGCGGGCGAGACCCGCCTCCCGTTAGCCATCCGCCGTCACCTCCAGATCCTGGGCCGAGAAGAGATCATCCCCGTCCGACGTGACGGATCTCCATTCCGGCTGCTCGATCTTGTTGCTCTCTTCCACGCTGATCGAAGGCACGTTGATCTCCTGGTTCGGACCGAAGACGATCACGTCCAGGAGATCCCAGTTTGCCCGGATCAGCTTCTGCATGTACTTCTCGTCGCCGTAGAGCAGATAGGCCATAAGGTCCCATGTGTCTCCGGCGACGGTGATATATTTCCTTCCTGCCATGACTGCTCCTTTACAGGCTCCGGCGCCTTGCCTCGCCCATCATTTCACGGTAGAGGCGCTCAAACTCCCGGAGGCCCATCCTGGAGGCTCCGTCGAGATCTGCGCGGCTGGCGGTCCCTCCTCCGGAGAACTGGAACACCGGAGCGTAGGATATGCTCGGCATCCCGGATCCACCGCCGCCTGTAATATCTCTTGCGAAGTCTCCCAGCTGCCTCCAGAGCTCCTTCAGCGGAACGATCGCCTCGGGGGCGGCCTCGCCGCCGACCATGCCCTGGCCGCCGTTCATTCCGAAGAGGGTCGGGCCGTTCATGATGCCGCCCTCGGCAAAATACTGCACCGAGAAGCGGGGCACCTTCACGGAAGCCCCGCCCTCGCCTACGGTGGCGAAGGTGGTGTTGATCTGCGGGAGCTTCGGCTGCGGGACCGTGATGGTCATTTGCTCGAAGGCCGCCTTGATCTTCTGGGCCGCCTGCTGGGCGTTCGTGACCGCCTGGTTCCACTGGTTCTGCATGGCCTGAACGGCCTGCTGCACGGTGCTGGTGGCCGCTTCAGCGTTCGAGCTGATCACTGTCGGGTCCACCGCTGATTCAGTGGCCGCGCTGGCCGCTGCCGTGACGGAGCTCATCGCCGCTTCCAGGTCGCCCATGGAGCCGGTCATGCCGTCCGCCATGGCGATCACATATCCGGCGCCCTGCTCCTGGGCCGCGCTGGTATCCACCGTCGCCATGATCGGCCCGGTGGTGAGCTGCGGCTGCTCCTGCATGGCCTGAACGGCCGCATCGGTGTATGCCGCCGCCTGCTGCTGGCCCGCTTCGGCCGCTGCCGTTACTGCTTCGGAATCTCCCGAGAAGAGCCCGGCGATCGCGGATCCGATGGATCCGATGGCGTTCACCAGACCGTCGAGGATGCCGCTGATCAGCTGGCCGGCCATCTGCAGACCCATTTCAACGATCTGCGGCAGGTTCTGAATGATGGTCGAGATGAACTGCCCCACGGCCGTCACTGCAGCGTTCGCGATATTGTAGAGCGCCCCGCCGTTCACGAGGTTGGCCCCCAGCGTCAGCAGCATGGAGATGCCCATCTGGGCGATCGTCGGAAGCGCCGACGCGAGGCTCATCGCGAAGGTGTAGATCGTCTGCACGGCCGCCGCCGCGATCGTCGGGAAGTTGGCCATGATCCCGCCGGCGAAGGCCGAGATCACGGATCCCGCGGCCGTTATGGCCTGAGGCGCCGCCTCGGCGAGCGCCGTCACCGTGTTGGCTCCGACGGTCCCGACCGAATGGGCCAGTCCGGCCAGGCCTCCGCTGTTGAAGGCGTCGGCCATCGTGTCGATCTGGGTGGATGCGAAGGCCACGGCGTCGTTGATCGGACCGGTGGAGGTCTGGTAGAACGAGATCCCGATGTCCGTGATCTTGTTCTTCAGGATCCCCAGGCGGTTCTGCAGGGTGCCGTACTTCTGGTTCGCGACGTCCTGCAGGCCGGTGCCGGCCTCGAACGCCTCGTTGGACGTCTGGATCGCGGAGGCGAACAGATCCGAAGCGTTGGATGCTCTCAGCAGGGTGTCGCGGAGCCTCGTCTCCGTGATCCCCATGTCGTCGAGCATTTTGATCGCCGTGGTGCCCTTCTCCTCAGCGGACGCCAGGCCGCCGATGAAGCTGGAGATCGCTCCGGCCGCGTCTGTCTGGAACGCGGTCTTGAACTGCTCCGCGCTCATGCCTGCAACCGAGGCGTACTGCTGCAGATCCTTGCCGCCCTTCTGGACGGCCAGGGACATGTTGACCATGACCTTCGACATGGCCGTGCCGCCGGCTGCAGCCTCGATGCCGACCGAGGACAGAGCCGCCGAGAAGCCCATGATCTGGGCCTCCGTCATTCCGACCTGGGACCCGGCAGCCGCCAGGCCCATGGACATGTTCAGGACGTCCGCCTGGGACGTCGCGAAGGTATTCCCCAGGACCGTGACGGAGCTGGCCAGCCGCTCGAAGTTCGCCTGGTCCATGCCGGTGATGTTCGCGAACCTGGCCAGGCTCTCCGCAGCTTCCCCGGCGGAGACGTTCGTCGAGTCACCCATCATGATCATGGATCTCGTGAACTGATCCAGGTACTGGGACTGCACGCCCAGCTGCGAGGAGCTGGCCATGACCTCGGCGATCTGGGCCGCGGACTGCGGCATCTCCTTGGCCATGCCGCGGATCTTGTCGGACAGGTTCTCGTAGAACGCGCCGGGATCCTGTCCCTCCGGAGCCTTCACGAGACGCTGCACGTCCATGAAGGCGTTCTCGTACTCCGCGCCGGCCTTAATAGCGGCAGCGGCGGCGCCGCCGAGAGCCGTGGCCGTCGCTGCCACGGCCTTGGCGCCGATGCCTACGACGGACCCGGCTATCCCCGCAGCGCCGCCCGCTATTTTCTGAGTGTTCTTTATGAGCTTTTCAGCCTTCGAGACCGCGTTCCCCAGCGAAGGGTTCACCTTGCCGGCGATCTCGACTACAAGGCTTTCTTTCTTTTTTGCCATCGTTACCCTCCGTAGAGTCCACGGATACAGTCGACCACATCCTGTTCGAGTGCCGCGAGGTCTCTGATGGGGGAATTAAGAAAGAACTCAACGCCGCTTCTTGTGCATAAAGCGAGCGTGATACATCGCCTTCTGAGCGTTCTCACATCTTCTTCGGTGCTTATCCCTGAAAAAAAGTGATCCCGACGTTGAGCACTTTCTTGCCTTCCTTGGCGGGAAGACGAAGGAAAAATTCTACAGGCAGGTCCGTGGCCTTCGCGGCAGCGTAGCACGCCCAGAGCATGTCGAACTCCGGGAGCACCGCGTTCCCCTTCGCGGTCTTCCACTTCGCGTTGACCTCGCAGAGGTCGGACGTGGTGAACTCCGCGTAGCGGCTCAGATCTACTTCTGTGAATTTCTTCCCTTCGAAGTTGTATTCCTTATCAAATTTTACCTTCAGCTCTTCCATCTCTTCCTCCTCAGATATTCCTCCGCACGTCGGCCAGGAGATCCTTACCGTTCACGCGGAAAATAAACGCGTACTTGTCCAGCTCGATCCGCTCCTCCCCGTCGACCTCGATCTTCAGGTAAGAGAGGCCGATGGTGATGGCGCTCTCATTCTTCGCTCCCTGGGCCCACTTCCCGAGCTCCGCGCTCTGGCTCTTGCCCCTGAAGACGACGCGGACCGGGACTTCCCTGGTCCGGCCGTTCCGGCGGTCCTCCGTCTGGATGGATCCGCGGAGCGTCAGCTCGCCGTCTTCATCGAAAGCGAGGAGGTCGAAATAGTCGTCATACATGACCGCGAAAGGAACCTTCACCTGCAGATGCTCAAAGAAACCGAGAACGATCGCGTCGATCTCTCCCAGGATGCCGGGCCCGGAGAGGGTCTCGGTCATGTGGTTCAGATCCGGGAGCTCCACGTCTCCGGAGATGCCGACCAGGGCGTTCCCGCGCTTGTAGGCGTTGAAGGCGTGGAGGACCTGCGGATAGTTGAAAGTCGTTCTGTTCTTACTCATGCTGCCTCACCTCCTCCGAGAATGGCGGCCATCAGGGCGTCGACGTCATACTCCAGATCGTTGGAGATCACCTTCGCCGGGATGTACGGGCTCAGGTACTGCTTGAAGCGGATCTTCCCGGAGAGGATCTGCTCGTCGCTGTTGTCGCTCGCTCTGAACTCGATCCTGGCCGCTGCCATGTGCACCGGGATATAGGCGCCGAGGCGCTTGTTCTCGTTGTCCACGACGGCCTCGATCAGGCGGTAGCTGATGTTCTCGTCCACCTGGTCGATGTACAGGAGGACGAAGTTGGAGGCCTGCCAGTCGAACATTCTCCTGCAGAGGATCCAGCGATCCTTCGGATCCGTCTCCTCCGGAGCTGCGGCGGTGTAGTTGCCCCAGGTTCTGAAGGAAGATCCCCAGCGGAGCATGGTCACGACGCCGGCAGCCTCGACCACGTTCGCCTCCGTGCGCTCCAGAACCACGTCGGTCCCGTTTGCGAGGACCGCTCCGGTCACATAAGAGAGCGGGAGGTTCGACGGAGATCTGGACGGGACGGACTCGTGATCCGCGTCACACTGCTGGAGCGCGGCGATCAGGATCGCGGAGTAGTAGATCGGGGCATCGTGGTCTGCAGTCTTGGCCATGGGCCAGCATGCGAACGTCCGGTTCCCGTTGTAGCCGGCCGCGTCCTTCTTTGCCTTCACGTTCTCGTAGCTCAGGCAGGTCGCGGTGTCGATGTCGAGGACTGCCTGGGCGGAGAAGATCTCGTTGATGCTCGGCGCCTTCAGCTGCAGGATCCGGCCGACGTTGGGCTTGTGGGACCAGCCGGGAGTAGCCAGGAGACCCGGCACCCGTCCGGTCATGGCGTAAACGTCGGAGACGCACTCGATGCCGCTCCTCTTCTTGGTGGTGGAATCGTAGCCGCCGATCACGGCGCTCTCGGTCACTGCGGACGGATCCAGCTGCTTGCCGGTCACGGTGACGCTGCTGGCACTTGCTCCGGCGCCTCCCGTGATCATGGTCAGAACCAGGTAGCCGTTCGCGTCATAGGACGCGGTGTAGTCCGTGCCCTCCACCAGGGTGGTGCTGCCGACCTTGACGGAGAGGTTCTCTTTCAGGACGCCCTCCTGTTCGATCACCGCCTGCTTCGCGCTGACCGGGTAGGACGCGGCCGCCAGTGTCTTGGAATGGGTCTCCGGATCCAGGACATTCACCAGGACGATCGGACCGACGCCGGTCTTAATGAAGTGGGTGTAGATCGCCTCGCAGAGTCCGTAGCTGTCGAAGTCGTCGCTGTATCCGAAGGACTTGACGGCGTCCTCGTAGCTCTCACACAGGACCGGCTTGTTCAGGGCCGGAGTCGCGGCCATGTTGACCGGGGCAGTCCCGAAGTAGACCGGGACGCCGTTCTGCGTCAGAGTAGGCAGCGGCAGACTGGTCGGCGATTCAGTTACATAAATGCCATGCTCATTAGCCATTTAACTCTCCTCCTTCCGGGCCGCGAGCTCCATGGCCAGCTTGTAGGCCTCCCACCAGGCGCCGGACCGCTGCCGGATAGACAGCTGCGCCTCGGAGAGATCCTCAAACCTCACGAAGAGGTTCGCGAACCACTTGTAGTTCTCGATCACCGCCTGGACCTTCTCGGGGAGGTCTCCGATGTAGACCCTGGCGTGGATCGCCTGATGCTGCAGGAGGGTCGGGCCGACGTAGACCAGCCTCTCCCTCTCGTCTTCGGTCTTCGCTGCTCCCTTGGCAGCTGACTTTTCAGATGTACTCATCTTCAACTCCTTCTGACGGGACCTGCGTCGGGAACGAGAGGCTCCCGAAAAAGTAGGGCCAGGTATCCTCCTCCTGCAGCTTCCACCTTATCCGGCTGTTCTCCTCCGGAACGTAGGCACAGCTCGCAAGGAGCGGATGCGACTGGATGTAGGACTTCACCCTCTCGATCAGGGCCAGGATGTCCTTGTGGCCCTGGTTGTCCGGAGTGTTGTCATAGACTCCGAAGATGATGGACCAGCTGACCTCCTCGGGATCCCGACGCGCTTCCGTCTCTCCTTCATTTACTCGGAGAATGAAAAACGGCATGAAGGACCCCGCGTCTTCGGCTTCTTCGGAAGTGTCTTCTCCGTCGTCCTTCCGGATCGGCAGGGACTGCTCGAACCCCTTCACGGTGACGGCCTCGCCGCTGGTGTTCTTTAAGAGGACCTGGTCCCCCAGGACAGTCTGCTCGAAGAGCTTCTTCAGCTCCGCCTGCAAGAGCGCGATCGTTTTCATGTCGTTCTCCTCCTTAAAGGTACTTTTCCAAAACTATTTTCAGCTCGCGGCTGAGTGCCTCCTGGGCTTCCTCGGTGTTTGCGTCGAAGAAGGCCGGGGAGTGGGCCATGCCGCGGTCGGACGGGCCGTAGGTCACGCTGATCGGGTACCGGGACGTCCCGGATCTGAAGAAGACGGAGCCCTGGGCCGGAGATCCTCCGGGAACGAAGCCCCTGTTCCCGTTCAGAGTCGGGTAGGTCATGTTCCCGCGAAGGATAGAAACGCCGGCGGCGGTCCTTTTCCCGTTCTTCTTCACCTTGAAGCGGCCGGTCACGCGGTCCTCGGACCGGAACTCGACTTCCGCCGAGAGCTTCGCGGGTGAAGCTCGCCGCAGGACGGTGTCCAGGCTTGCCTTAAAGGCGAACCTTCCCTTCACGTCCTGCTTTTCCTGCTTCCTGAACGTCCTGGCGACCCGGTTGATCGCCGTGGCGCTCTGGGACTTCATCTTCCCGCTTTTAAGGTTCTTGAACCTGGTCATGACCAGATTCATGGAGACCTTGTTCACTTCGGCCGTTATCTGCACCGCCATCAGCTCTTCACCGCCTTGATCTCGATGGAGTAGATCCCGTCCTCGTCCGTGGCGTTTACGATCCGGAAGGGCCGCCCGTCGAGGTTCATCACCTTCCCAGGAGCCGGGAGCCGGCCGTACTCGTCCGCCCGGACGTAGATCAGATCCGTGTTCTCGTAGATCCCGTCGATGGAGTCGGAGACGGTCTTCCGGCGCTCCAGCTGCTCAAACATGTCCGAGATGATCGTCATGGTCCGGCCGTCCACGTTGTGGAGCTCGCCGAACTCCTGCTGGTTCAGGAAGACACTGTTCGCGTCGTTCCGGATGATCTGCTTGAAGATGCTCCGCTTCGCCATTCTTACCTCCTTGGGATCACGCCCACCAAATCGTCTCCGAATCTGTCCGCCGGTCCGGCCGAGACGGATCCGCCTCTCCCGGCTCTGGCGGCGCCCTTCCGGGCCTTCTGCTTCCTGGGCGGATCCAGGGTCTCCACGAGATCCTGGGCGTCCGTCAGGCTGCCGGCCTCCGCCCAGGCCTGCACCATCGCGGGATCGTCCTCAGGAAGGACGGATCCGGGCTCGTAGGTGCGGCCGCGGTAGAGGATCCGGACCGCTGCGAGGATCATCCCAGCAGCTTCACCAGTGCGGTGGCGTCAGCTGCGGCCGCGGCCTCGACCGCATATCCGAAGACGGTCGCGCCGGATCCGGCGGTGTCGATGCCGTTCGCGTCGGTGAAGGTGACCTTCTGACCTGCGGTCAGGGCCACGGAAGCCTTCTTCGGGATCTCGAAGACGCCGGTCACATGAAGGGATCCGACTTCGCCTGCGGGGATGTCGGTCCCGGCGACGCCGAGGACGGATCCCACGATCACGCAGGTCCCGGCCTCGATCGTGGCCGCGCCGGTGTTCTTGTAGTCGATCGCCTCGCCTCTCTGCCAGTAGGTTGCTGCTTTACTCATGGTCTTTTACCTCCTTTTCTGCTTTCATCATGCCAGCGGGATCGGCATGGATACCTCGATGCCCGGGTTCTTCACGACGCCGCGGTAGTCCTGCACGCTGATGCCCCAGTCGAGATAGAAGTCCCAAATGAAGCCGAGCTGGCCGGCAACTTCCATACGGCGGACGTTCGGGATGTCCTGGCCGTTCAGGTAATCGACGGCGATGGTCTCGCAGTCGGCGCGGTCTCCGAACATGAACCACGGGATCGCTCCGGAGGCGACCAGGGCGTTCAGGGTCGCGTCCTCGACGACCTCGATCTGGTCTCTGTACTGGTACAGCGGGTTCACGGTTCCGGCAGCGTCGATCGTCTGGGAGTTGAACAGGGTGTACATGTCGAACTTGTAGCCCAGCGGCACCACGATGATCGCCGGCCTGATCAGGATCGCGTCGCCGTCCTTGGTCTTGTGGCCGCCCAGGGCCATGATCATGGTGTACACCGCCTCGCGGGTCATTCCGGTGCCCTGGCCGAGAAGGTTCTTGTGGGCGGAGCAGAACAGGTTCGCGCCGTCGTAGATCTTCTTATTGTCGACCAGGATCTTGTAGACCTGCTTGTTCTGGGTCCGGCGGGCCGCTGCTGCAGCCTGACGCGGCAGGCGGGTGATCATGCCGATGTCGTCGTCGATGAACGCCTGGCGGCTCATCGTGAACTGGCGGCCGTAGGTCTTCAGCTGTCTCTGCGGCAGCTTCTCATCCTGCGGCACGAAGTGCTTCAGCTCTCCGCCCTCCGGGACCTCCAGGAACTCGCCGAAAGCGCCCGCCTGGTAGCGGTTGGTTGCCTTCTTGAAGTCGGTCAGGACGCCGCGGCTGGTGAAGCGGTCGAAGGTGACAGGAGCGGTCTTGTGGCCGTCCACATAGGCCTTCTGGATCGTCTGGTCCAGGATCGCCGGGAAGGACGCCACCGGGGTCAGGTACTGGCGCTGGCACACTTCCTCGAAGAGTCTGGAAGCGTCCATGAGGAACCAGTTCTTGGTGTTGTCCGCTTCGGAGAGGCAGCTCGCCGCGATATTCCGAAGGGATGCTCCAGCGAAGTCCGTGGCGCCTTCCGCCGGGTGCTCGATCCGGATGCCGGATCTCATGAGCAGAGCGTCGGATACGGCCGCTCTCTTTCTGTCTTCGCCGCTGTCGCCGGTGCGGGCGCCCACCGGGGCGCTGTTCTGGCGGAGCTGCTCCAGGACCGCTGCTCTCACTGCAGCCAGATCCTGGCCGCCGTCGATGTAGGCCTGCGGATCAATGTTGAAGTCTCTGCAGAGAGTCGTGATCTCGCGGATCCGCTGGCGCTCTGCAGTCGCTCCTGCAGATCTCTCCGCCTCCGGATCCGGAGCGGGCTCTCCGGCTGCTTGAGCTGCTGCGGGCGCCGCCGGGGCCGCTGCCTCCCGCTGCTGCGCTCTGATCTCGTCGATCTGTCTCTGCAGCTCGTTGAACCGCGCCTGCTCTTCAGCGTTCAAGTCGCGGCCGGCCGCTCTCGCTGCACTGACAAGCTGCTGCTGTTCTGCAATTAACTGTTCCAGTCCCATATTGCTTTCCTCCTTTTTTCTGTTTGATGGGATTTATCAAAACTTGCTGGCAGCGAGTGCTTTCGCAAGGTTCTGATTGATCTGAAGCTGGCGCTCGTTGAGCGTCGTGGTCAGCGGCTTCCCGCCTTCCTCCTCCGCGGATCTTCCGACGCCGACGGTCCCGTCTGCAGGGACCGGGACGATGGAGATCTCCAGCGGAGACCACCGCACCGCGATGTAGCACGGGCCGGTGAAACGGCCGTCGGACGACTTCTTCCCGGGCTTCACTTCCTCCCAGGCGTCCACCGCATAGCCGACGGAAACGCCGCGGAGCGTCCCGCCCGCGACCTTCTTCCGGACCTTTTCGGAGGCTTCATCGTCGTCGAACCGGATGATCGCCTTCCCGCGGCCCTTCTCCAGCCAGACCTTCGTGACCTGGCCGACCACGTTGTCGACCGAGTCGGTCCTGTGGCCGAAGAGCACCACGCCGAGCTGCCGGATCCGCTCCAGGTTCACCGCTTTCTCGTCATGGCTCAGGATCTCGGATCCGTACCATCTCGCGACTGGTTCCTCCGAACTGAACGAGAGCTCGAAGCTCCGGTCGTCGTTCTCCAGCGCCCGGAAGGATGCGGTCATGCTCCGGTTGGCCATGAAGTCATTCCCGCCCTGCGGGTTAGCCCTCATAGGCTTCCTGTCCTTCGTCTCCATTCTCTTCTTCTCCTCCTTCTCCTTCGCCGGTCTCGCCGGCTCCTTCTTCAGGATCCTCCGAGATCTTGTAGAGGATCTTCGCGAGGTCCACGCCCTTCTCTTCAGCGTAGGCGATCGCCTCGGCCATCTCGTCGACCACCGTCTTCCAGTCGCGCCCGTATTCGCTGCAGATCTGCTGGAAGGTCTTCTGGGCGGTCTGAAGGGCGATCCGGTTCGCGTCTGACTCCTTCTTCGGGTCGATCCAGCGCCGCGGCTCGATCACCCATTCATGGCTCATGTAGTCCTCGCGATGCTCCCAGAAGTCCGGCGCGGAGATCTTCCCGGCCAGCCAGCAGCTGATCACGAAGGTCTCGTACACTTCCTCCAGGAAGACGTCCGTCATGCCCTCCCGCTCCTCGTTGTACGTCAGGTCGTCCTCGATCAGGGACTGGCGGGCGGAGGAGTAGGTCGTGCCGCTCATGTCGCGGCTCGTGGCCTCGTAGGAGAGGCCGTGGGCGGAGGAGACCATGCGCTGCATGAGCTTCACGAAGGTCGAGGCGTCAGATCCTGCGCTCTTCGGCTCCAGGAACTGGGCCTCATCACCCGGGTTCATCTCCATGATCATGCCGGGGACGATCCGCTTCCCGGCGTAGGTCACGTCCGGCCCCTTGGCCGGGCCGTTCCGGTTTCCGAAGGTTCCGACCGCCGGGTTCGTCCTCTTGATAAAGACGGCCAGCGAGGCCGCGATCTTCTCCTTCACGACCGTGGCGTTCATAAATTCGTTGATGTCCTTCAGGCGGATCACCGTCGGGGCCATGTCGCTGATCTCGCGGATCTGGGTCGGCCGGATCTTCGAGAAGTAGTAGATCACGTCCTTCGCCTCGACGTAGACGGAAGGCAGGACGCCGAACCCGTCCACGCCGGTCTGCCGGATCCAGTAGCCCTCCGGCCGGTTGAAGCTGTTCAGCTCGATCCCGCCGACGACCCGGTTCCCCTGGGTCTTCGGGACGATCCTCGCGCTGTCCAGGTCGTCCACTTCGAGGACCTGCAGCTGGAACGGCAGGACGCCGTAGCGAGTGTACCGCTTCAGGACCAGGATCCCGCCGTCCACGATCTTCCGCTGGATCAGCATCCGGAGGATCTGGTTCAGGGACTGGGTCCCCGTCACGTCGCAGTTGCGGCGCTTGCACCACTGCTTCCAGAGCTTCTCCAGCTCCTTCGAGATCTCCTGGTCCGGAGTCGTCGCCCGGACGTGGACGCCGGCGCCGACCACGTTCCTCCGGTATGCCCGGAGGACGGCGTTCTCGATGTCCGAGTTCCGCTCGAGATCCCGCGCCCTGGCCCGGATCGCGTCCCTGTCCAGGGAGTTTTCGACCTCGGCCGGGTGGTTCTGGACGGTCCACTGGCTCTGCAGCCTCCCGGAGCTCGCGGCGTCGTAGGCTGAGGATCTCTCGAGGACCTCCCGCCAGTACTTCCGCTCCGCCCCGGCCCGCGGACTGATCGCGCCGATCAGTCTGTCCAATAGGTTCATGATGCTTTACCTCCTGTTGTCATATCCGAAGTCCGCAGCGAAGGTCCCGGAAAAGAGATCCGACCGCTCGGCGTCCGCGATCGCCCGCTCGATCTTGTCGCGCTCCGCGACCAGCGTGTCCAGGTCGGCCCTGGTCAGCGATCTGGATCCGATCTTGTAGCTCTGCCCGCCCATGAGGATCGCGTAGATCGCGCTGTTCAGCGCCTTCAGTTTCTGGGCCGGAGTGCTGAAATACTCATCGACCAGATCCTTCTCCTCATCTTCGGACATGTCCGTCCCGGTCGTCTCTCCCTTTATGTCCTCATTCGAGACGGCCCTGGCGCCGATGTCGGTCCTTTTCAATCTATCGCTCATATCTGTCCTCCATTGACCAGTCCCGGAGCTCGTTCTTCGAGATCCAGTCCTCCTCCGGCGTCGGCGCTTCCGACGGTTTCCCCGCCGGCTGCGCTTCCTCGCTCCGAAGGTGGAGAGATCTCACGCCCAGGATGTCGGCGGCCGCGAAGGCGTAGACCTCCGCGTCCAGGTAGTGGTTGTCTCCATGGCTGCTCTTCTTCACCCAGCGCTGCACGACCCGGCCGTTCTGCCTGGCCTTGATCTTGTGCTCGGCCGTGACCTGCTGGGCGTAGTCCACGTCGCAGCCCGCGTGGACCATCCAGGAGCCCGTGCCGTTCTGGCGCTGCATCCTGGCGGCGATGCTGTCCTTGTACTTCCCGCCGTCCACCAGGACCAGCTGCATGCCGTAGGCCCTGGAGCTCACCATGTTGATCTTCGAGATCCGGAAGTTCGAGATCATTGGCGTGTTCGATCCCTTGACCGGCACGCACCAGTCCTCCCGGCCGACGCAGAAATCATAGACCACGTCCGTCTGGTCTCCGGAGTCGATCAGGCACAGATCCACGAGGCGTTCATCCCCGTCCGGCATCGAGTAGTACTTGCACATGACCTCCTCGACTTCCTGGAAGGAAAGCGCCTGGCCGTGCGCGACGTTCTGGCTCGTCAGATAGTCGCCCCAGGCCCTGATCGTCCAGTAGAGGCTCGTCTCCTGGACGTCCACGCCGGCCGTCAGGAGCTTCGTCCACGGCGGCAGCCAGAGCGCCGGGAGATCTGTCTGGCGTTCCATCACCAGGTCGACGCTGGTCTTCACCTTCGTGTCCTCCCACGGCTCCGCGAGCCATGAGTTCACGAAGTTCTGCAGCTCGTCCGGGTCGTCCTTCGACTTCAGGAAGGCCTTCACGATCTGGGACCACCGGACGAACGGGCTGTAGAGAGTGTTCATCCAGTAGCCGACGGTCCGGGCGTACTTCGTCCGCGTCTCCACCACCTTCCAGCGGCCGGCGGCCAGCATGCCCGGCTTGTACCTGTCCTCGATCGGGTGCTTGCACTCCTGGCACACATAGACGGCGAACTCGGCCCGGTCAGCGCTGCTCATGTCGTCCTGCTTCGGGAACGAGATGTCCGAAAATCTGAGCTCGATCTCTTTCCCGCAGAACGGGCACGGGACAAAATAGTGCTTGATGACGTCGCACGCCATGAGATCCTTCCAGATGTGCCCGGTCTTCAGCGTTGGCGTCGAGGTCTCGTAGATCTTCCGGTTGTGGAAGGTCTTCGTCCTCTCCTCCGCCAGGCCGATCGGCTCCGCTTCCTTCGCTGAGGCTCCCGGATACTTGTCGACCTCGTCCAGAAAAAGGAATTTGATCGGGCGGGACGCCAGGCTCGAGGGGCTGTTGGATCCGGCCAGGACCATATACATGCCGTCGAACTGGAGCTCCAGATCCTTCGAGTCGTCCTCCAGGAACTTCTGCCGGAGTACCGGCGAAGCCTTCAGCATCGGCTGCAGGCGGTTCTCTGAAATGGATCTGGCCAGGACGTCCGTCGGGTAGACCACCATGGTCGGCGCTGGATCCTGGTCCACGATGTAGCCGATCATGTTCTGCATGGCCTCGGTGCCGCCGATCTGGGTCGGCTTGCAGAAGACGATCTTCTCCGTCTCGTAGTTGTTGAACTCGTCCATGATGTCCCGGAGGTACGGCGTCTTTGAGTTCCTCCAGGGCCCGGGCGCCGCTGAGGACTTCGCGTCCATGATCCTGTACTTCTCGGCCCACTCCGAGACGGTGATGTCCTCCGGGGGCCGGAGGTACTCCATCGCCTCGATCTGATAGTCGGTCGCGCTATACTTTCGGATCCTTGGCCTTTTTACTGCCACTTCTCCTCTCCTTTACCTGATCAGGCCCGACGCCGGCCACGACGAAGGACTGCAGGACCTTGTTGAACTCGCCGGTCAGATCCTTCTCCAGTTTCCGGACCTCGGTCGGGTCTGCATACGGCGCGATCATCCCGGAGACCATGGCCGGGATGGAGGATACGAACTTCTTGAAGACGACGAAGAACCGGCTGTAGTCGATCTTCACTTCTTCCCTGCTGATGTAGTCGCCGGACGCGATCTTCGTCCGGAGCTTGTGGAGCTCCGCCTGCGACGCCTTCAGCTCCGCCTCGGCCTCCATCTTCTTCTCCTTCAGCTCCTTCTCCTTCGCGGTCGCGCTGCTCCGGCCGTAGGCCTTGTCCGAAAGATAGGCGACGTAGGCCTGGATCGTTGGGACCAGGTCGTAGCGCCGGAGCGTCCGGCCGCCCTCGATCACGGCCACCGTGGAGAGGACTCCCTCCTGGGTGAGCTGCTGGACCCGGCGGACCGAGATCTTGAAGAGCCTCGCGATGATTTTTGAATCGTAGTACTGGGTACCACGGATCTCACCGTTTTCGTCCATGGTCAATACCCCCCCCTCAAAAATCATGCCAGGTTTAGGCATCCGGGGCCTCCCGGCGGACCAGCTCCGCCTTCTCTCCTGTGTATTCCTCCCAGCGCCGGACCGCGACGTCGCAGTACTTCGGATCCAGCTCCATGGCGTAGCACGGCCGGCCGCAGATCTCGCACGCGATCAGGGTCGTCCCGGATCCGAGGAAAGGATCGTAGAAGGTCCTGCAGAAATTCGTGACCCGGACGATCTTCCTGATCAGCTCCACCGGCTTCTGCGTCGGGTGCAGCTGGTTCCCGGATCTCGTCTCCTTGAGGACGTTCCCGCTGCCTTCTCCGTGAACGTCGAAGGCAGCCTTCCCGCGGACCGCGAACATGCAGAGCTCGTGCTGGGAGCGCCAGCCCAGGCCCATCCCGGGCGTCCCCTTGTCCCAGACGATCATGCTCCGGACTCCGAAGCCCTTGGACTCTGCAGCGTCGAAGAGGTTCACCCACATCCGCCAGTCGGTGAAGACGTAAGCGCACTTCGTCTCCCTGGCGGCGTCTATCATGGACTTGATCATGGCGATGTAGCCGCGGGTGCTCATGGTGTCGCGCTTGATCGTCGGCAGCTTCCCGTCCTTCCTGGCAGTCCCGATCGACCCGGTGCCGCGGTCTGATTCCTGGAAGCCTCCGGAGCAGTACGGCGGATCTGTCAGGATGCACTCCGGCTGCCCGGATCCGAAGAGCTGCAGCACTGCTTCCTTGTCGGTACAGTCCCCGCACATGAGGCGGTGCTTCCCGAGGATCCAGATGTCCCCGAGCTTCGTCACCGGCTCCGCGATTTCCTCGTAGGCAGCGGATCCGTCGAAGCTCTCGTCCGCCTGGATGTCGTCCTCGTCCAGCTTCAGGCCCTTCAGGAGGTCGTCGGCCTCCGCCCTGGTGAAGCCCGTGACGGTGAAGTCGTAGCTGTTGAGATCCAGATCCAGGAGCAGGTCGCCGAGCTTCTTCTCGTCCCAGCGGCCGTCGATCTTGTTCAAGGCGACGTTCAGGGCCTTCTCTTTCTGCTTGTCCAGCTCCAGGACCACGACGGAGGCCTCGGCGTATCCGAGGTCCTTCATCACGGCGAGGCGCTGGTGGCCGCTGATCACTGTCCCGTCAGAGTTCACGATGATCGGGGAGGAATAGCCCAGCTCGTTGATGCTCCGGAGGATCTTCTGGTATTCTTCGTCCTTCGGCTTCAGCTGAACTCGCGGGTTATAGGCCGCCGGCTTCAGCTTTGAGAGTGGCCAGGACTCCATCCGGAGCTGGCCGGTCCTCTTATCAGTCGCCATACATTGGGCACCTCCTTCTCCGCCGGGCCGCTGATCAGCGCCGGCGTAACGCAATTCTGAGTCAATTTTTATTTTTTTTGAGCTAAAAGGCGCGGTCACGGCGCCG